GATATTGCCGCCCTTGAAAAAAGAATTAAAGATGTTACGGGGGAGATTAATTTAAATTCCCCAGATCAACTTAGAAAGCTTTTATTCAAAGATCTTAAGTTGCCAAAAATTAAAAAGACTAAGAAAGGTGAAGATTCGACAGATGTGGAAGTATTGGGAATTTTAGCGGATATGAATCCCATTCCGCAGTTGATCCTTGATTATCGTAAGTTGGAAAAGCTTTACACAACCTACGTTGTTGGTATTGAAGAAGTATTGGACAAAGATGGGTATTTGCATGGATCGTTTAATATTACAGGAACAGAAAGTGGGAGACTTTCCAGCAGTGATCCGAACCTTCAAAATATCCCAAAGAAAGACAAACGTATTAAAAAGATGTTTCGAGCTGAAGAAGAAAATGTAATGGTGGAAGGCGACTTGTCGATGGCTGAGATAAGGTTCTGGGCTGAGTTTTCCAGGGACCCTCAACTCCTTCAGGATCTTTATAATGGGTTGGATATGCACCGAGAAGTAGCAGCTAGGATATTTAAAATTCCACCTGAACAAGTAACCGACGAACAGAGGACGTTTGCAAAGAGAACTGCTTTCGGACTATTGTATGGAATGTCGAACGACAAGTTCAGTAAGCAGAATAAATGTAGCTTGGATGATGCAGAGAAAGGCCGACAAGCATTCTTTGGTCGTTATCCAATTGCCAAACAATGGCTGTTTCATATTTCTAGAGAAGCTAGAATGAATCAGTATGTTACAAACTTGTTTGGCCGTCGAAGACATTTGCCAGGAATTAACAGTCAAGACGAAATGGTTAAGTATGAAGCAGAAGCCGCCTCAAGGAATTCTCCAATTCAAGGAACTGCTTCAGATTACGCTTGTAATGCAGCTAATCGAATTGTTCAGAAATTTAAAGAGTTGGGATTGAAAGGTAAGCTTCGAATCCTTGTACACGACGCTATCATTATGGATATTCCAAAAGTAGAATTTGAACAGTCGATTAATATTATGCGAGAAGAGATGCAGCGTCCCGTTTGTAATATGGTTGTGCCCATGGTTGCTGATTTTTCATACGGACCAAATTGGGGAGAAATGAAAAAGTACGAATTTAAAAAGGAGACAGCAAATATATGAAAGCGTCTGATTACCAGTTATGGACGGAAAGAACGGCGATTTACCCAAAGAATGAAAGCATCATTTATACCACCATTGGCCTTGCCAATGAAGCAGGTGAGTGTTTGGGGGTAGTAAAGAAAATGATGCGGGATGATAATAACGTTCTGACAGAAGAAAAGCGTACAAAGCTGATCGCTGAAGTTGGCGATGTATGTTGGTATTTGGCGCGTGTATGTACCGAACTCGGTGTTTCTATGGAAGATGTATTTGAAATGAATATGGAAAAACTTGAAGACCGCCTAAAGCGAAATGTGATTCAAGGATCTGGGGACAATCGTTAATGCTTATTTGTGATAAATGCCACATAGCAAGTGCAGACGTTCAGAAAACAGTAGATCCTTATTCCAGCGATGTAAATAATGAAACGATTGAAATAAACCTTTGTGATGCTTGTTATTGTGAGAGGGTTTGGGATATTTAAATGTTTGATTGGCTCCATAAAATAAACGTAAGAGTGTATCTTTGCCAGGCAATGACGGGCATTAGACAGAACGTCATATATCAAAGGAATGCGTATTGCACTCGCGTCTTAGAAAAGTACGGAATCGAGGTTTGGTCCCCCGTAACCGAAGAGGGTGTAAGCCCTTCCAATAGAAAACTTGATCAGCCTTCCCAAGAACAGCTTCGAAAATTTTGGCGCAGAGATAAGTTTTTGATAAAGCACAGTCACATTCTTTTGGACATAACAGGTCCTTCACGCTCACAAGGCAGTTTGCATGAAATTGGATTGGCGCGTTATTTTATTTTCCAACCTGTAGTGAGAGTCATGAAGCTTCGTGGACCTTCAGTAGTAATTGAACAAGAAGATATTGTAACAAGTACCGTAGAACAGGCTGCGAAACTAATAGTCCAGGAATTTGGGACACCTTGGAAAAGATTGAAATGGAAATTTAAATTGTTTGGACGATGCTTCCCTGGGTATTTGAAAACACGAATAATGTGGTGGATGGATTGGATTTAAATCCTAAATTTGCTCAGGGCGTAATTCAATTAGTTAAAGACGGAATTTTAACTAAAGGGTACGTTCAGGGATATTTAAAAAGCAGATTGGAAATGGGGAAAATAGATAACCTTTCGTATATTGAAATTATGGATGCAATAAAATGACAAACATTTTCAAACACGAACCAGGACAATTTAGAGGGTTCTTTTCAGAAACTTTGGACAGTTTTTTGAAATCCATTCAGGCTCCGTATACAAACACGAAAGTTATAAGGCCCTCTCAGATCCATTTATGTCAGCGTTGGATTGTTGGGGATCTTCTAGGCAGAATTCCATTTGAACCAAATAGTGCTGTGCAGCAACGAGTGTTGGATAATGGAAGCTATGTACACAAACGAATCCTTCAGAAGTATTTGCCAAGGATGGGGATTGTTCCGTACATCTTAGATATTAAGAAAGGTGAACTTAAACAGTTTATCGAGGTCAGCCTAAGAGACGATTCTTTATGGTTGAAGGGTAGCCCAGACGCTTTAATTTTAAATCCTAACGATGGGCTTGTTTACGTCTTTGAATTAAAAAGTATGCGGGATGGAGAATTTAAAATACTTGAAGATGCTAAGATTGAACACATCATGCAAGTGCATCTCTACATGTGGCTCACAAACATTCCCAGAGCAATTTTATTTTATGAAAACAAGGATAGCCAGCAGACTAAAGAGTTTGTTATCCAAAAGAGCGATATTCTTATGAATAAAATTTTAAATAAAATTAGTTTGATACAGAAGGCCGCGACAGAAAGTAATTTAAATATTCCATGCGAAAATACTTCAGTAAATGCTTGTAAATGCAGCAAGATTCTGATATAGTTGAACATATGAAGCTCTTCCATCAATCCCGTAAACTCGTATACGATACAGAGACGAAAGAAATCCAAACATTCGAAGAGTTTGAAAAGCAACAGGAGAAGAAAGAAAATGAGTAAAAAGATTTCAAAAGTGTATCTCGATTGGTCACGTTATCTTAAGCTGATTGATATTCTCGCAGAGAAGATTGATTGGAAGGATGAACAGTTCAAAAGTATTGTGTCGATTAATCGTGGTGGAAATATTATTGGAACAATTCTTTCCCACAAAACTGGAATCCCTTTAGTTGTGTTGAACAAAGCTGGAATTATTTATGAACGTGAGAAGTTTCTTGTCGTCGATGATATCGCTCACACAGGCTCTACTCTCGCCAATACCATTTATCTTTCCCAGGGAGCTAGGCTGGAATATCATCCTTTGGAATACGCTAACAAAGATTTCAAGATTGCAACGCTGCATTACAGGAAAGAATCAAAAGTGATGCCGGACTTCTTTGTTGAAACAGTTAACAAATGGATCGTCTATCCCTATGAATGTGCTTGATATTTTGTGTAAGTGTGGGCATTCTTTTTCACAACATCAAAGGGAACAGGATAGTAGCAGTTGCGTTTGTATTGTTCCTTCTATGGGAAAATCAAGTGATTGGGAACAATGGGCAGATAAGTGTATGAAGTATGTTCCAGACAATCTCACCCACATTGAACAATTAGCAAAACAGAAAGGACTTGTATGAAAAAAATCTATAACACAACCGTTAAAACCAAAGCCAAATATTATAAGAAATTTTCGGACTTAGTTGGCAAACAATTTTTACATGGGGGAGATAAATACAAACTTGAAGGCTTTTCTGACCGCGAGGCGACGGATGTTATTAGTTCCGTATTTGGTGGAGAGCTTGGGGATCAATGGATTTTGGGCACCATTTTAAAATATTTATTTCGATGGAACAATTTTCATCGAGAGAAAGATATTTTAAAGATGGCGACTTATTTGTATCTTCTTTGGGTCAAGCAAGGATTCCACTTACAAAAAATACACGATGAAGATATAAAGAAAAACAATGAACGCTAATTACGTTAAATATTTTAAAACTTACAAAAGATACCGTAAGAAAAATGCCAAAATTCGAGCGGCCAAACAACGGGAATATTATCGTAAACATACAAAACGAATTTTAAAACAGCATAAAAAATATAACGAAACTCATAAACGTTCTTACAAGCAAACTAAGAAAATTTTGAAAAAATATAGGGTAACAATTAAAGGCCGCTTTGCGACATTAAAATCTCAGGCTAAGAAAAAGAACTTAAAAGTTAAATTAACTTTGGAACAGTACGCAAAATTAATAAGCCAGTCATGTTATTATTGTAAAGGACCTCTAAACGAAACTGGATGTGGGTTAGACCGTATAAACAATTCTAAAGGATATTTATTAAACAACGTTGTTCCTTGTTGCAGAAATTGTAATATTATGAAAAATAGCTTTTTAACTTTTGAAGAAATGATCGTAGCTATGAAAGCCGTTTTGAAACTACGAAAATCGAAAGAAGGATAAAAAATGAGTGTGAATGTAGGATGGTTTTTTATTGCGGCAGCAATATTTCTTTTTGGGGTTGCAGCAGGGATTTTAATACGTTCCTGCGGAACAGATGAATTTTGGAAATCCTAATGAATAATAAATTATTATCGTTTGATGACGTTCTAATCGAGCCTCAATTCTCGATGGTGCGAAGCCGTAAGGATGTGGATGTTTCCACCGACTTTCTGGGATTGAAGCTTTCGCTTCCCATCATGAATTCGAACATGGATACGGTTGCCAGTCCAGCATTATGTCGAGCGTTAGCTGAGTATGGAACGATTGGAACCTTACACAGATTCTGGAGTATTGAAGAGAATGTAAAAGCTTTTGTGGAATCATTAAGTCCTGAAGGTAAGGGCCTTTGCCCAATCGTTTCAATTGGGATTGGAGATAAAGAATTTGAACGAGCTAAAGCTTTGTACGAAGTAGGAGCAAGCCGATTCATGCTTGACGTGGCCCACGCAGCCAACATTGCAGTCGTTGAGATGTACGACCGATTATCTACAGAATTTCCAAATTGTTATTTTATCGTGGGAGATTTTGGAACTGGTGCTGAAATAAAAGAATTTCTTCGAAGAGTGGATGATGCACCAAATGCGCTTAAAGTTGGAATTGGGGTTGGTAGTGTTTGCCATACAAAACTTGTAACTGGTGTGGGTAATACGGCTTTAAGTTGTTTGTTAGATTGTACTGAAGAATTGAATAATTGGGACAATGAAATCCAATTGGTTTTGGATGGTGGTGTTAATCACATTGGCGATATCTCCAAAGCTTTAGTAGCGGGAGCTGACGTTGTAATTTCAGGTTCAATGTTTGCGGGGTGTAAAGAGACACCAGGAGAAATTTTGATAGGCAGACGAAAAGAATACCGTGGATCAGCATCTCTTCCCTCTTACGAGGTTCAGGGAAAAGTGGCTACCTGGAGAGCCCCAGAAGGAACCTCAATTGCAGTTGATTTGAAAGGTCCAGCCTTCAATGTTTTGAACAACATAAATGGCGGGTTACGAAGTAGTTTGAGTTATGTAGGGGCATTTAATTTGAATGAATTTAAAGCAAAGGCGAAGTTTACATACAAATGAACTGTCCAGCGTGTAAAGGGTCAAAATTCTCAATCGCGTATT